AGATCGGGATCAGCTGGCTGTACTTGATGTCGGCGTACTCGACCTCGAACGTGCGGCTGAGAATGGTCTCAAGCTCACGGGCGAGAAAGACGCCGACCTCGTCGTTGCGAATTTCGGTGGTCATGGGAGGAAGCTCCGGGATCAGTCGGCGGTGAAGGTCATACCGGGGATGTCAATCTCCAGCAGGGCCAGACCAGCGGCCGAGGTCTCAGACACCCAGCGAGCGCCGGCGGTGATCTGAGTGGTCTTGGTAGCGACGCCGGTCTTGGTGAAGCGACCCAGGAAGGCGCCGCTGACGGTGCCGGAGTGGTCGGCGTTGAAGAAGCGCACGGCATCACCGAGGGCGATGGCGGCGGTGGATCGCACCCAGATCACGCCCTTGGAGACCACGTTGATGGTCTCCTTGTCGGGATAACCGATGCGTCCGTCGGAGTACACCGGCGTCGGGACGGGGGTGTACGACATCCCCAGGTCGGCGCCCTCGGTGACGAGCGAGCTGACTGCAATGCCCTGGACGTTGGTCGTGCCAGTAGCGATCTCGACGGCGTAGGCGTCGTTGCTGGTCGGGGTGTTGTCGGTGGCGACCAGTACACCAAAGGGAATGGCGGCGCCGGACTGGTTGCGGTAGCTGCGGCAGACGTAAGCCTGCAGGTCAGCAAGCATGCCCTCGTGACCGGCGACTTCGCGCAGCGGGTAGCTGCCCTGAGCACCGGTGGGGTTGGAAACAGTAGTGGCGGTGAATGCTACGGCCATGGAAAGAGCTCCTTACTTGGTGGCAGTGAGGGGACGCTTCCAGGCATCCGCCTGCTTCGCGCGGTAGGTGTCCACCGGGGAAGCGGGGCTGCGGCCGGCGCCCTTGAGGGCATCGCGCAGGTTGGCGGTGCTGTCAGCGCGGTCGGCAGAGTCTTCCTTGGCTTCGCCGTCGCCGGCGTCCTCGGTGTCATCGCCTTCCTCTTCGTTGCTGTCGTCCTCGGAGTCGGCGCGAGCGGCAAGGATGCCCTCCACGACGCCCTGGATGTAGGCGGGCTCAGCGTCTTCGCGGGGGGCGGAGCCGGTGAGGTTCTCGAAGGCTTGGGTGTACAGAGCGGCGTCGTCGATGCCGTCGAAGTGGAAGTCTTCGGCGAATGCGGGAGCCAGCTTCTGCAGGGTGGCGAGGCGGGCGGCGACGAGTTGGTCGAGCTCGGCGGTGTCGATGCGGCTTGCGCCGGCGTCGACTTCGGCCAGGCGCTCTTCGAGGGCGTCGGCGCGGCCTTCAGCGGTTTCTTTCTCGAAGGAGAGGGAGTCGAGGTCTGCTTGGAGGGCGTCGAGCTTGGAAGAAAGCTCGTCGCGCTCGTCAGTCACAGCTTTGAGTTGGCGCCCCATGTCCCGTGCGAAGGACTGGACCGCGGTGGCTGCTTCTGCGGGCAGATCGATCTCCAGGCCGTCGAGTTTGACGGTGGCCATAACGGGAGATGCAGGTTGACAGGGCTGGAGCGCCGATCCGCTATCGCGGATCCACTCGGGATCGAAGGAGACGGCGTCGGCCGCATCCATGCGATCCATTAGGAGTCGAACCTCCGGGCCAGCCCGGCCGCGGGGAACGATGGCGATGTGGTTGACCCGGATGTTGCGCTGGACGCCGGCGTACTCCTCGCCCTCGGGGGTGAGACCGGGTGTGGGGTCGAAGTCGACTTTGTAGCCGGCGGAGACCTCGGTGGCGTCCTTGCGCTTGATCTTCTCGATGGCGTCTTGGTCGGTGACAACCAGGGCGACTTCGACAAAACCGTCGTTGTACCGGACCTGGCTACCGGAGTAGCCGATCTGGAACTGCTTGGTGTTCGCCGAATCGAGCAGGACCGGGGGGTGGCCCCAGGTCGCGGGTTTCATGCCGAACGTCGTGAGGGAGTCAGGGTTGCTGACCTCCTCCGGCGGACGGTATTCCCGAACTTGAGAGCCGTCTGCACGTCGGTAGAGCTGGGTCCCCGTGCGCGCCGCACGACACCAGACGCGGAGGTAACCCTCCTCGGTGGTTTCGCTTCCCGTGATGGGCGCGAAGTCGTAACGAGAAACAGACGTTTCCATGGCGTCAGATTACGTGATTTCGGTGTAGTGAGTAGCCTTAAACGGTGAGCGAGTCAGCGGTGTGGCCATTCACAGGCAGCTAGAGCTATGTCGCAGAATTCGTGGCTTGCGTATTGCTGCTGGACTGACTCAAATGCAAGTTGCAGAGGTGCTAAGAGTCAGCCAAGCTGCTTACAGCAGGTTGGAACATGGTGAGATTGAGGTATCGCTTAGTAAGTTGTTTGCTTTGGCTGAGTTGTACAGGATTAGCTTGGAGCAATTGATTGTAGGGATCTAGGCGTTATACACTTCTGTGTGCCAGACAACGGCACCTTCGGCAATTAGGCGGCGCTTGATGTCTGCAGCTTCGCGCACCGGGCATAGCAGAGTCTGAGCGCCGGCGCTGTTCCAGAACCACAGGCGGGTGAAGGCGTGCTCGGGGGGATGGGCGGGTTTCACCGGGGGTCAGTCTTTCCAGCTGGAGACGGGACGCACGGGCGCCGGACGACGCGGGGTGCCACGCGGGAAAGGATTCGTGCCGAAAGGTCGGGCGCGGTTGCGGGCTCTGCGGGCATCGCGCTCGGGTCGGAGAGCGCGGGACAGGTTTGCGGGTTTGACCCCCAGTCGCTTAGCCGCTTGCGCAAAGAGACTGGGGTCCCCTTGTGCCCCGACCTGCTCCATGACCCCACGCTGGAACGTGTTGGCGTTGGCTGTAACGATGCGACGCGTCAGGCCGGGGATGCGGGGCTGATCCGCGCCGCTGATGAAGCGGGAGCGGGGGCGCCGGTCTGTCCAAAGGAGCTCGGCCTCGAGGGCATCGTGGTAGCGCTTGATGCCGAGCTCGAAACGGTCCCACGATCTGCTGCGTTCGACACCGTTATCCCAGTTGGTGGCTTGGGTTTTGATGTTCTCTAGGACACCTTTGTAGCGTGAGCGGAACTCGCGGCCGTTATCAGGAAGCCCGAAAAATTCAGGTAGACGATCCAGGTCCACCATCAGATTCTGGATGCCGCTGCGTCCATGACCTGGGTGGTAAGAATCCAAGTTAGTGGCGTACCCAAAGTCAACTAGCGCAGGTTTCTTGCTAACAGGGTTTACCATTACGTTGCCTGCGTGGATGTCACCGTGAGCTAAGCCCTCTGTGTGGAGCTTTCTAAATTCACGAGCGATCTTGATTTGAGTAATAAGAGGCGCTGTATCAGCGCGTCCGTAAGAGCTGCGATACACGTCGCCGAGCTGTTTGTAGCCCTTCATGTGGCTGAGCACTAAGGTCTGAGCTCGGATTTCGCCATCCATGTCGCGCACAGCGTTCATGGACAGCGGGTCGGGGGCGTTTACGCCGGCCGCCCTTGCTCGGTCGAGCATGTCGAACTCAAAGCCGACGTCGTCTTCGTCGCCGTTGCGGAAGAGCTTGACACCGTACTTCTCAGAAGGGTGGACGAAGTAGGTGCCGAACGCACCTTCCCCGGCTTGGCAACGCGGCTTCGCTGCTCGATTCGTTACTGCGCCGACTGCACCGCCTACCGCAGCCTTAGCACGGGCGTGCATTGCCCCGGTGGAGAGTCCGTACCAGTCGGTGCTGGCGTCAAACTTCGCCGGGGCCAGGATCTTTCCCAGGCCGCCCCCGCACTCGGCATTACGCTCAGCTCGACGGCGGGCGTTGATGTCCTCCTGGACGTCCCACTTCTGGCCGCCAGCGATGGCTTCGTCGGCGATCTGCTGGGCCTTTTCGGGGCTCAGCTTGGGGTTGTTGCGAGCACTTAGAGGGGATTTTCGCCACTCCTCCATGCTCATCATTCCACGTTTCATCAAGTAGGCACCTCCTGCTACTGCACCGACGACAATAGCTACTTTAGCTGCAGTCTTGAGGTTTCCTGCAGTAAGGAGACCCGAACCTTTGCTGCACTTATGTGCCTTCGGAATGTGGGACTCGCCACAGGGTTTGCCCTGGGCGCCTTTGGGAGCGTCGATTCGCGGTAGGCCGGCTACTTTCCCGGCGTGAGAGCTCCGTCACGGCGGGACAACTTGCCGCTGCAGCGCCACTTCGCCCTCGAGAGGCACAGCGGCGTGTTGCGCTCAGCGCCGGAGCAGTCGTAGCCCTCGGATTTCATGTCGCCGAAGCTGCGAGCGCAGTAGCGGTCGCCTTTGTCCGTGCCGGGGGCGATCTTGTAGCCCTTGGCGCCGTAGCGGACGGTGTTCTTGCGTCCGGTCTCGGGGTTGGTGACGGTCTTGGCGTACTTCTTGCCGTCCTCAGCGTCGCGGCGTGTCGGCGGCTGCAGCAGGACTGGGGCGTAGTGCTGGATGAAGTTGTCGGTGCGACCGAAGCCCTGCGCGCGGCGACGGCGAGGTTGGCCGGTGGCCGGATCACGCATCGCGCTACGGAACCCTTCGGGGTCAGAGGCGAGTGTCGCCCAGCCTTCCAAAGTATCTGGTGCTTTCGATGGCGCTCGGCTTGTAGTAACTGGTAGTCCCCCGCCTTGTGGTAGCTGCGCCGACGCTTTGCCCCTATCAGGAGCGCGATAACCAGGCTCAAAGCGACGACGGGCGGCCTCGGTGCGCAGGCGGAGTTCGCGCAGGGTGGTCTTGGTGGCCATGCCCGCAGCTTCACCGGCGGTGGCCATGGTGTTGCCGATCTGGCCGACGCGGCGGACTTCTTCGCGGGCGGTTTGAGCGATGGCACCCTCGGCGTTGCGCACCGCGGCGGCGGTGTTCTCGCGCATGCGCTGGGTCTTGGACATCCGGGGGGCGCCCTGGGGGAGTAGGCCCTTGGGGGTGAGGGGCCGAGGCAGCATGGGCGGGCCGGGGGGTTTGAAGCCACCGCCCTCGGGGGGAGCGCCTCCTGGTGCGGCCTGGTTGCTTCCACTGCCTCGCCGGCTCATGGCGTAGGCGGCGAGGCCACCTGCGGTGAGGGCGGCTGCGATCGTGGCGGTGCGGGGCCAGGAACCACCGGTGGAACCACCGACGTGGCATCTCTTGTTGTCGGCGATGCCCGAGCCACCGCACTTCTTATCAGCTCGGAGGGAATCCCGTTTCATCAGGGGCGCACGATCTTCGATCAGATTACGAACAGCAGCCTGTACCTGAGAGTTGCTGGAGTAGTCCCGCAGGGAGTGACCACGAACAGTGGTAATCGTGCGGAGGTTTTTGGTTGGGCCGTTGGTGAAGGGATCACCTGAACCGCCGAATGTGACTTGCTCGATGTCTTTGTTGATCATACCATCGAGTAGGCCATAGTTGTTAGTACCGAAGTTGATATTGATGATGTTTTTGGTGGGGGTCTTAGTGCGGCTGACGATAGCCAGTGCTTCTTCAGCGATGGCACCGCCGTAGGAATGGCCGGAGATGACGATCTGTTTGTCTGGGTGTGCCTTGCGGTGAGCGATGATCTGGGCGGCCAGGTCGACTGCAGCTTCGTTGCGCCCACGGAGCTGATTGTTCAGGTGGAGGCCGATGATCTCCATTGCGTTGGCACCGCTGCTGTCGCGGGGGGTGATGTTGGCCTTACGGGTGTCGATCTGGATGGTCTTCTCGTCTTTTTTGCTGCTCTCGGGGGAGAGGCTGTTCTGCCAGGCAGCTCTGCTGCCCTGGCCAGACTGGATCGACTCGGAGCCCGAGACCCCAGGTACGCAGAAGACGATGCGTTTCTGACGCGTCTTGAGAGTGGTGTCGACCTCACGGGAACGGCGGATGGCGTCCGCCGCTGAGGCAGAGACACCCGAGCGGTAGCGCGCGCGGGCTGCGTAGAACGCCGCAGCAGTGAGGCCGGCGGCCAGGATTGCAGCTTTCAGCTGAGGTCGGAGAGCGAGGCCACCGCCCTCGGGGGGAGGGGAGTTCACGGTGGTCTTGCTGCACTTGCGGTTGTCGGGTATGCCCGAGCGGCCACACTTCTTGTCGAGGCGGGCGAAAGCAGCAGGGATGGGGGCGGGCACGACTAGAAGCCCCAGGCCCAGATGGAGTCAGATGTGGAGCGGCGTCTCATAGAGGCTCGCATCCTGGCGAGCTCTTCGTTTTGACGTTCAATGTTGCGGCGGATCTCCTCGACTTTTTCTGCTTCCGTGAGGCGGGAATAGCGCTCACGTTCGACTCTTTCTTTATCGAGCTGCCTGCGCTCGCGAGCGCGCCTACCTGTTTCAACCCGCCGTACGATCTCTGCAGGATTAAAGTTGGGGTCAAGCTTTCCGTCTTTGCCGACACGCGCATACAAGTTATCGTAACCTTCGGCTATAGACTTAAAGCCCACACGTTTGTAGAGGGACTTTTTGTCCTTCTCTTTGCGTTCATCCTCATCACTGGCCGTAGCGACTAAAACGGTGCCAGGATCCATCTTAGATATAATGGACTCAAACGCTTTGTTGGCGGTACGAACTGCTTGTACACGTTGCTTCGGGCTCAATGTTTTATTATCCGAAGCGTTGTGAGAGCCTCCTAGTTGGACTTGCACGGAAAATAGTCGCTTGTTCTTGGGCAACAGCCCTAGCTGGCGAATGTCATTGATTCCTTGCTTGGCCTCGCCGGCTATGAAAAGCCCGACCTTATCCCGTACGCTGAATACCCCTTGAAACGCTTCTTCTCCTCCATTGGGGTTCTTCAGCTTGTGGACAGCGACTCCGCTTGAGCGCCCCATGAAGCTGGACTTGGCGATAACCCGCAGAGCGGCGTTGTAGAGCTCCGCTCGAGCCTTGCCCTGCACTGATTTGCCGGATTCGTAGGCAGAATTAACCGCGGAGTTACCACAGTTGAGGCGGCTCGAGATCCAGCCCTCACCGCAGGGTTTGCCTTTGCCGCCTCCCCCGAGACCGAAGAGGTCCTGGCGGACCAGGGCGGGTGTCAGTGCGGGGAGGGTGGTCATGGCAGATCAGGTGTCGAAGCCCCAGGCCCAGATGGAGTCCCTGCGGCCGGAACGGCGCATGATCTCTTCGTACGCCTCCTTGGCTTGGCGAAACTTAGCCGCGTCACCACCTGCGTCAGGGTGGTGTTGGCGTGCTTGGCGTAGATAAGCGGCGCGCGCCTGCGCTGGAGTCGCGTTCTTGTCGAGTCCGAGTTCTTTGAAGGGATCCGGTCCGGAATATGGCTTATTAGTAGCGGCGTTGGCCTGGCGCTTGCGGAAGTCAGCGGCAGCGACTGCGCCCCCGAGAGATTCACCACCCATGGCCAGACCGAGTCCACCTAGGGTGTGAAGATCGCCAGAGAGCTTGCGCCCTTTCATGTATTCGCCTGACCCGCGCAGTCCGATGCCGGCACCGAGAAGTTGCCCTGCGCCTGCAATAGCATGGCCAGCACTTTTGTGCTGCGCGGCCATGCCCAAGTTGAACAGTCCCATGCCCCCTGTGTACATCGACGCGGCTCCGGTGATGCCTGCATTCAGGCGATCAGCAAAGTTGGGCTCGTACTTTTTGGCCTTGGTGGCGGTGCCCTTGGTGCACTTTTCGCCCTCGGAGATGGAGCCGTTGCCGCACTTGAGGTCGAGGCGCTGGGCGGCGTCGAGGCGGGCTCGGATGTAGGAGCGGCTGCGGCCTTGGATGCCGAGATCGCAAGCGGCGAGGTACTCCTGAGGGGTCAGGGCGTCGTTGCGGTCCATCTTCTTACCGCAGCTTCCGTCGCACTTGGCCTTGCGCTTGCCGCAGTTGCAACCTTCACCGTCCATCGGCTTTTTGCCGTACATGCCACCGTCCATCGGGGCCTTGGTGGCCTTGGCGTTCTTCGCACTGCGCTTGCGGTTGGTCTTGGCCTTCGGGGCGTCGTCGGGCTCGGCGCCTTCGCGGGTCTCTTCAGCGGCGGATTCGGCGCTCTCGTGAGCTTTGCCCTCGCCGGGCTCCATCTCCATCGGTGGGCGCTTCTTGGTGGCGGCGGGCATAGCAGTAGGGCGACGCCGCCCAGGATGTGATAGGCCAGTGTAAGAACCAGTTCCGGCCTAGGACAGTGGCGTTGGTGCGAGTTGCTCGAACACTGCGGCCTTGTTGAGAGAAACAGGCTCGGTGCCGGCGCTGGCGAATGCTTTGGCGACGTCGGACTTATGCGTTTTCCGCATAGCTGCGTAGTCCGGGTCCATCGAGGCCACGTCGGCGTCCCACGGGGCGAGGTAGCACCGGCAGCGCGGGTGCAGCGGCACCTTGATCTCGGCGCGGCGGTAGATCTGGGCCGCTCTCGGGGCGCAGAACGGGCAGAGCCGGTCGTCAGCAGTGGCGTAGTACATCACCAGCTCGATGCCCTGCGCGGCGT